CCGTCCACCGACGCGCCCTTCTCGCCGCAGCAGCGAGAACAGACGAGGTGGATTCTCCCGTCGACCCCCTTGAGGAGGCAGTACGTGTGGCTCCCGCACTCGGCGCACCTAACGGCGTCGAGGCCCGGGTCCGAGAGGGCCGGGGCCACGCCGTCGTCGACGGCCTCGTGGGGACCGATCAGTCTGTCGAATTCGGCCATCAGGCCACCTCTCTGAACTCGATGGCGAGCCTCTCGGGCGCCTCGGCCCCGGGGGCCTTCGGCAGGTAGTAGGCGAACCCGTCGGGGTCCTCGTATCGGTGGTAGTTCTTCGTGCTCTTCACGAGAGTGGCCTCGGTGGCGTAGAGGACTTCCATTACTCGTCGCCCCCCGTCGCCGCCCTGATCGCCTCGAGGATCGGCTGCATCTTCTCTCTGACGATCTCGCGCTCGGCGGCGATCCTCTGGCGGGTCGCCTCCCACGCGTCTGCGTCGATGTGCTTCTCGACGGCGCCCCTGACGATGCCCTGTAGCACGTTCGGCTCGAGGGCGTCGAGCTCGACGACGTCGTGGCCGTGCTTGGCGATGAACTTGCCGGCCCGGGCGTCCGTCGTCTTGACCGGCGCCGGGGGCAGCTCGTACTCGGAGATCTGATTCTTCGTGAGGGCTATCCTGTGGACCTTGACCTGGGGCGCGCCGTATTCCTTCAGTCGGCGCCCGAGGTCCCTGGTGATGTCGAGGCCCGACGGATCCCAGTCGCCCGCGTAGATAATCGTGCAGGGCTTGCCGCTCGGGATGGCGGCGAACCTGTCGACCGCCCTCTTGACGTAGGTGTATGACGAGTACCCACGCCCCACGCACGTCGTGACCCTAAGGCCGTCGACGGCGGACCTGAACAGGCGGCTCAGGGCGTCCTTCTCGACCCACACCTCGACGTATTCGGGCTGGTCGACCCACAGCTCTCGGGTGTAGTAGCTCCAGCACCCGTCGAGGCCCTCGACCTTGCCCCTGACGAATTCCTCGGGGGAGTCGTATCCGGAGTCCCCGCCGTAGACCTCGCGGCCGCGGTCCTCCATGATGTCGTCGTCGACCTCGCCCCTCTCCCGGGCGGTCACGAGGGTGCGGCTGAGGCCCTTGTAGGAGTTCAGGTTGTTCGGGATGAGGTTCTTCGCCACCAGTCGGTAGTAGATCTGACGGAGGGTCATCCGAGTGCGGTACTGGGCGACGATCTCGAGGACCGCGCCGACGATCTCGTCGTAGTCTGCCATTCTACGGCCTCCCCGTGATGGTCGTGAGGGCCTCGTGGGCGCGGAAGAAGTCGAGGTCCGCGAAGAGGTAGTCGACCTCGGCGTAGCCCGCCCGGCGCATGATCCTGCGGGACTTCTCGGTCGCCCTGTTCTCGCGCTTGGCGGCGCTCCCCGCCAGCCTGGCCGTGTCTCGGATGGTCATTCAGGCCACCCTCTGGGACTTGTCGGCCCCGTAGATGGCGCCGTGCAGGCGGCGGCCGGCTCGGATGGCCTTCACCAGTCCGTCGTCACCCTCGAGGGTGCGGGCCAGACTGGCCGCGGCCGCGCGCCGCAGGCTGGAGCCGTCTGCCATGACGTGGCCCGGACAGACGTCCATGTTCTCTCCTCTCAGACTGCATGGGCCGTCGCCGTGCAGGCAGCTCCCGCAGGCTCCGACCCCCTCTTGGGCTGTTCTGGTGCTTCGCATAATTACACCTATGACAAGTCTGCTCGTGAGGTGATAAGCCTTGCTGCGTCGGGTCTCAGTCTCCCACCTCTGGCGCCCGCGATCGCACGGCCTTGAGGACATATACCGCCTCGGTCTCGAGCCCAGCCCTGGCCGCAGCGGCCGCCACGCGCCTCGCCCTACGCACGTGCACCCGGACCTCCTTACCCGCCGCCAGCCCCTCGACGAGCCCCGGTATCGGGTCGCCTAGGGCCGACATGATTTTCTCCTCCCTCTCCCGGGCCAGATACTTGAGGCCCTCTATCCTCCTGTACGGCACGCCCTCGCGCAGCAGGCGGTACGCCGCCCCCTCGGGCGAGAGGTCGTGGTACAGGAGGAGCGCGTCGATCTGCTGGGCGTCCGAGTCCTCTGTCTTTATCAACTCGAGGGCGCTCCACCACACCGGCCCCCTGGCCGATATGAGGTCAGCTATGGACAGGCCGGATCTCATGCTTCTCACACTCCGTCTCGCAGTACGGGCAGTGGAGCCTCGCCACGGGGATGTCGATCTGACGAATCCTGAGGTCGAAGACGTGCGCGCCCGGCACCTCCGGGCAGACGAACCTCACGTTCGGGGGGAGCGACGCCCCGGGCTCCCGCGCGACCCGTGGCTTCGGGTGCCACACGGTCTTCTTCTTATGGATGCGCCTGCGGCCCATCACTCGGCCCTCATGACCACGTCCTCTCCGCAGATCCCGCACGTCCCGTGGGCGATTATCTTGCCGTCCCTCTGCCCGGCCGCGGTCATCACGAATGACGCCGCCGGGTGGACGCACGGCGCCCTGGGCGGGGGGGGCGGCGGCGTGTACGTCGCCGTCGTGGATCCGCCCGGGTACGGCACGCCCGAGATGCTCGCGGCCGGCCTCTCCCCGACGAGGGCCGCCAGCAGCACGAGGTAGTTCCTCGCGTCGGCGATCCTCTGCGAGAACCCCTCGCGCGTGGCGTCGCCGAACCCCAGCCTGGTGGACTTGTCGCGGGCCGCTATGGCGATGGCCTGTACGTGCTTCAGGAGGAGGATTAGGCAGACGTCCTCGGGAGTACTCTCGAGGGCCACCGCCGTCAGCTTAAAGTTGGAGAGGACGTCAGCCCCCTCGGTGTATTCTCCCCTCTTGCGCGCTAGGAGGCCCTCCTCGACCCCCACGAAGTGAGCGTATAGCTCATCAAACTGCTCTCGGTTCATGCCTTGCCCCCCGCGGCCGGCGCGGCCGCTGGCTTGGTACTCCCCATCTTTGGGACGATTATCTTGTCTCCCTTCCTATGGCATAGCTTCTCCATGAATCCTATCAGGCAGCTATAGCCGCAGAAGGCGAATCCCCCCGGAGGCGACACGGCGTGATCCGTGTTCTCCCCGGGTAGTCTGATCACGACGCGGTCCCCAGCCGCTATCCCCCTCCCCGTGTGCGGGCGGCACGTCAGGCGGATCCATCCGCTCGGCTGCTTCGTGAGCTTCCCGCACCCGGAGTTATCGCACTCAAAGGTCTCTACCTTGGCCATCACTACCTCCTCCTCTTCGCTTCTCTCCTCAGTCTCGCCACCGGGTCGGGCGCGACGTAGGTGCCGCAGCCCCCCTTCGGCAGTTTCTTCTCGGCCTTGCGCCTCTGCGCTCGATTCATGGTATCGCCACCCTTGTGTCCCTCTTGCTCTGCTCTTCTCGATGCTCATTGAGGATTAACGTCACGAGGGCTCTGACGTAGGCCCTCTCCATCGGCCCGACCACCCGATAGAGCGGGTTCGGATACCGCCACCTCCACGAGCTCATCTCGTCATCTCCAGAATGGTCGCCACCCGGACACGGTGGTTGGTCGACTGCGCGAGCCCGATCGTGCCCCGCAGGGCCCAGCCGTCCGCCTTGCCCCACATGGGCATGACGGTGTCGAGCCATACGAGGAACCCACCGGTCGCGACTATACTCGAGCACAGGCGGACGACCTTGCGCCTGTTGACGGGCTTGGTCCCGTAGTGCTCGTGCTGGCCCTCATACGGCGGGTCCGCGAGGACCAACCCATATCGGGCGTGGCCGACCACGTGCAGGAGGTCCTCCGCGTCCCCGACGTAGGTGGGGCACGACTCGGGGTTAATGTCCAGCGTCTCCTCGTTGCCGGCGGCGGGCTGGCTCCCCGAGAACAGGTGGAGGACGCGCCCCAGCGCGAACTCGTCGGGGAACAGGAGGCGCATCCTCTTCATGTAGCCGGGCGGGTACGCCCCATACAGCCGGGACCTATTGCGGAAGTCGGCCCCGACGAGCCAGAACCCGCACGCCACGCCGTTGTGCTCCACCAGGGGCGACAGCGGCCCACGATTAGCGTTATAGTTATCGACGTTCATACGCGACCCTCTCCCTCGGCGCAGTTGACCAGCTCGCGTAGGAGTTTATCGTCGCTCCAGTCGCGGTGGTCCTTCCTGATCTGGTGCAGTTTCGCCGCGAGGTCCGTGCCAATGCCCTCGAAGGTTATGTCTGCCATCTCGCTCACACCTCGAGTTTGGACTGCACGGTCTTCCCCCTCGTGGCCCTAACCGTCTCGGGGCAGTCCATCCCGCCCGGGCAGTCCCTCATGGTCGTGCACCTGGGTGGCCTTCCCTCGAGGTATGGGCACGGCCTCTCAGTACGGGCCAGCAGTTTGTCTACGCTGCGACCTCGACCACCCATACCGTCCCCCTACCAGAGTCGCTGTATTTGCTGATCCTCAGCCCGTCGACGCCGTCCCGCAAGAGCCGCCCGACGCGCTGTCCGACGACCTTATTCGACATCCTCAGCCTGCGGGCGATCTCCCTCGTCTTGATAAGCGTCCGCCCCGACAGGGCCTCCTGCCTCAGCAGGGTCGCGATCGCCTCTGACGGGACGGGGTCTCTAAGCGCCATGATCATCTCTTCCTCGGCGGCGAGAGCAGCTTCCTGATCTCGACGAGTCGATTGTTTATGCCCTTCAGTAGGCCGACGGCCTCTCTCATCGAGTCCGCGTAGTAGATGAGGCACGCCCTGAGCTCCTCGTCGGTCACCGGCCCATGCGTGTCCGACTGACTCTCCAGGTACGCCCTCGCGGCCGCCTCGAATGGATTGTCGTTATCACCCATCGTACACCTTCTCCAGATCGCCCCAGTTCGGCCCAGTCTGGATCTCCACCGTGAACGGGACCTCCGTATCGAACGGAACCGCGTGCATTAGTCTGATGGTCGCGACGACCGCCTCCTGTACATCCCCGGTCGGCACCTGGAAGTAGAACCCGTCGTGGACGTGCGGCCACAGGAGGACGCCGACGCCTCGGCGGTCCAACTCGCCGACGACGTCCATGTAGGCGAGCAGGGTCATGTCGCTGACCGCCGACTGGACCGGGAAGTTGACCGCCTGCCGCATAATCTCGGAGGCGTGTCGCCTGTCGATGATGAGTGGGAACCTCCTCTTGCGGCCGAAGATGGTCGTGACCTCACGCTCGCGCATGACGAGCGCGTGCTGGCGGGCGATCCACGTCCTGACCCCCGGCATCTCGGCGAAGAACTCCCTGACGTAGCCCTCGGCCTCGCGGACGGTGACGCCCAGCTGGGGCGCGATCGACGGCGGGCCCCGCCCGTAGATCATGCCGAAGGTGATCGTCTTGGCCGCCCTCCTCTTGATCTCACGCTCCTCACTGGGCATCGCGTCGACCTCGGCGTCGGTCAGGTGGAACAGCTTCTTCGAGATGGCGCGGTGGATGTCCTTCTCACCGAGGGCGCGGATGAGGGACTTGTCTCCCGCGAGGTGCGCGACCATCCGGACCTCGGCCTGACCGTAGTCTGCGGAAATGATGCGGTACCCCGGGTCCGCGACGAATATGCGCTTGATCTCCTTGCGCCGCGGCATCCCGTGGATGTTGGGGTCGGTCGACGACAGACGACCCGTGCGGGTGCCGTGGAGCCGATATCGGGGGCGGATGCGGCCCGACGCGTCCATAAGCCTGACGTAGCCGTCGTGGTAGGCGCCGTACTGCTTCGTCAGCAGCCTGTGGCGCACGAGCATCCTCGGGAACTCGTGCTGCTGGGCGAGCCACCACAGCATATACGTCCCTGTCGAGCGGGCCTTGGTGCCCCTCTTGACGTTCTGCGTGCGCCAGTACTCCTGCGCCTCCTCGTCGTCGACGGCCGAGGTCTCGGCGAGGATGGTGTCGTTGGCGACTATCCCCTCGGAGTCGTGGGCCATCGCCCTGAGGCCGAGCGTCCCGTAGATGAAGTCGGCGACCTGCTTCGAGCTGCGGAGGTTAAGCCCCTCCGCCCCGGGGAAGGCCTTCAGCCTGCCCTCGAGCTCGAGGATCTCGGCCATCCACTTCCCGCCGATCTCCTCGAGGTAGTCGGCGTCGACGAGCATGCCGTCCCTCTCGAAGCGGACGAAGTGCCTCGCCGCGGGCAGCAGAATGCGGTCGTGGACCGCCGTCACGCCGTCCTCCTCCATGGCATCTCGCAGGAGGAACTTCAGCTTGTGCGTGTAGTAGGCGTCGGCGCCGTTGTACCGCATGACGCGGTCGCGGAAGTCGGGGTCCTCGAGCCACTGCTCGACGGTGAGCTCGAGCGGCAGCTTCCTGCCGTCCTCGTCTGTCCTCCTCAGCTCGGCGTCGTATTCCGGGGCGGCGAAGGCCGCCGTCGCCAGCTTCTTGAGGCCGTGGCTCCCCCTTCGCTCGTCGACGCAGTAGTGGGCCAGCATGGTGTCGAAGACCAGATTGACCGGGATCCCATTGCCCCACAGCCAGCCGAGGTCGAACTGGCAGTTGTGGAAGACGCCCGCGCAGCCCGCCATGGCCGCCACGGCGGCGAGGCTACGCCCCCTCTTCGAGCACCAGACCCAGTCGAGGACCATGACCTCGTCGGGCTCGGGGTTCTCTCCCCACGCGAAGGCCATCGACAGGATGGACCCCTCGGCCGGGTTCAGGCCCTCGGTCTCGAGGTCGATGGAGACCTCGTCGCCCTTCCCCAGCCTGCGTATCAGCGCTCCTAGGGAGGGCCTGTCGCGGACCATGACGAAGTCGTCGTATGGCGGCTCGACGACTGGCTCGATCTCGCCCGCCGATATGCGGTAGGCGAGGGCCACGTCGTTGACGAGGTCGCGGAACCCGTCCGGCGCCCGCAGGATGCCGGCGGGGTGCAGGGTGGGGACGACGCCTATGCGGGCGTCGCACACGTCGATTTCGGCGTAGATCCCCCGCCTCTTAGTGATGCCCGTCGCGCCGCCTAGGAGGGACGCCAGCGCCGTGTTCCCGAGGGCGACGATGACCCTCGGGCGGGCGGCCTCCAGCTCCTCCATCAGCCTGGTGTGGCAGGCGTGGACGTCGCCGATCTTCGGCGTGCGGTTCCCGGGCGGGCGGCAGAGGCATGCGTTCGTGTAGTAGACGCGGGACGTGTCCGCCCCGAGGCCAGAGATGACCTCCCTCAGGAGGCGCCCGGCCCGCCCGACGAACGGCTCGCCCCTCTCGAGTTCCTCGGAGCCGGGGGCCTCTCCGACGAAGGCGATATCGGGTCGGACCGCGCAGCCGCTGGGTGGGACCAGCTTGTCGTGGTCGAGGGTGCATCGGCCGCAGTCGCCGCACTCCGTCATATGCGCTGCCGCGCCTCCCTCCTCTTGAGTCGGGTCCACACGCCGTCCCCCAGCTCTCCCATCGGCTCCCGCATTGTGGAGCGTTGGGGGCCATTGGATATGAATTGCACTGGAATTCCTGTCCACGACTCGATCCTCTGAGTGAGCTCGGACCAGTGGCACGACGTGAAGCGGCCGGTGCAGTCTGCGAACGGCACGTGACCGAGGCTCTCGGCGATGTCCATGTGTGTGATGGCGATCGAGTCGACGCCGTTCACCTCGCACGCCCTCCTGACGCGGCCGAGGTCGAGGACGCCTATCCTCCTCGGACGCCCCGTGGTCGTCCCGTACTCGCCGCCGACCTCGCGGATGTTTCTCTCCTCTAGGGGGGCGAACGGCGCGGTGAACGGCCCGGCGCCTATTCGCGTCGAGTAGGGCTTCATGACTCCGACGACGTGGCCGATGCTCCTCGGGTCGAACCCGCCGCCGGAGTAGACGGCGCCGATGCCGCACGACGACGACGTCACGTATGGGTAGGCGCCGTGGTCGATGTCGAGCTCGTAGCCGTGGGCGATCTCGAACAGGAGGTTGCGCCCAGTATCCCGCTTCACGGCCAGTACTGTGGACACGTCGCACACGCGCTCTAGGACTCCCGCCTCGGCCAGCGCGAATATGGCGTGCCCGGCCCACGCCAGCTGGTCGCGGACGTCGCCGCGGCGATCTCGCATCGCCCTCTCGATCTTGGAGGTTAGGTCCGAGGCGTCGCCCCTGAGATCGTCCATGCGAATGCCCACCCTGCGGGACTTGTCCGCGTAGGCCGGCCCATTACCCGTCCTCGTGGTGCCGATCGACTCGGCCCCGGCGGCCTCCTCCGAGGCCCTGTCCTCGTCGACGTGAATCGGCATGATGACGTGGGCCGCACTGTCGATGTACAGCCTAGGGACGACCGGGGAGCCCCCCATGGCCTCGATCTCTTCGATCTCTCTTATCAGTTTGACTGGGTCGATCACCACGCCGGGACCTAGGGCCAGCCCCACCCCGTGCCTGAACGCCCCCGACGGGACCTGGTGGACCTTACCGACCCGCCCGTCTTCCAGTGGGACCGTGTGCCCCGCGTTCGCGCCCCCGTTCACTCGGACGACCGTGTCGGCCCGCCCGGCCAGCCAGTCGACGACTCGGCCCTTGCCCTCGTCGCCCCATTGGAGGCCCATGACCGCGATCGCCGTCATTCGTAGGCCCCCGCCGCGGCCGCGGACTTCCACCGAGCGATGTTCTTCTCTAGCCTGCGCATGCGGGCGTCCCCGAACGGCTGAGGATTGAAGTCGAGCTCCACCCTCGGCCTCGGGGCGGCCCCGACGGTTAGTCCCTCCTGTGTGTAGATAGCCGCGACGCCGGAGTCGCACCCGCGGATCCGACCGGGCAGCCTCGTATCAGTCTCGTGGATCTCCGTCGGGTCGTCGCCCATCACCCCGAGGAGGTGGAGGTCGAGGCCGCTGTCGACGAGGCCCGGGACGGCCTCGATCGCGTCGGCCCTGCACGCCACCTTGCCCTCGAGGAACTTCGTGATGCCCATCGCCGTGACGCCCGCGGCGCCGGCCTCGTTCAGCATCGTCTTGGCGCACCTCACCCACTCGACGAGGGTCTCGCCCTGGGGTATTACCATCGTCTCGAACCCGCCCGCCCACTGCCTCGCCGCCAAGTGGAACTTGGTGAGGGTGGACCTCTTGTCGTTGATCGCGTCGGGCAGGCACACCTGGGTCGGGCGGAGGGCCTCGGCGAGCGTGAACAGCCTATCTATCGGCATGGCGACTCCCGTCTCCACGACGCCGTTGTCCATGAGGACGAACCGCCCGCGGTCCACCTGGTCGGCGAAGAACATGGCGTAGGCGGGGTAGCACAAGAGATGAGCGAGGCACATGTGGTAGTCTGACTCCATCTCGAGCCGCATGAACGGTATCGGCAGTATGGTGGCTATCCTCATAGTCGGCACTCCTCGCAGTAGACGCCCTCGCCCGACTTGTCCCGATAGACGGTGATGCCCTTGCATCCGCGGTCGTAGGCGAGGCGGAAGATGTAGGCGATATCCTCGGCCGTCGCCGACTCTGGGAGGTTGACGGTCTTCGACACCGACGCGTCCACGTATCTCTGCACCTCGGCCTGCACCAGCACGTGGCGGAGCGGGGTTATCTCCATGGCCGTGACCAACTCGTCACCGACCGCCATCTCAGGGGTGGAGAACAGCGGGTGCTCCACGACGTGGCAGCCGGTCGCGTCCGTCCTCGTGTACCTGGCCGCGAATACCGGCTCGATGCCACTCGACGCACCGGCGAGCGCGCTCGTCGTCCCCGTCGGAGCCTGCGTCAGCAGGGTGAGGTTCCTGATGCCGTGGGTGGCTATTCCGTCTCGGATCCACTGCGGCAGTGTCTGCGCGAACCCCGAGTCGAGGAGCTGCTGAGTATAGCCGGGGGCCGGCCCGAGCTCCTCCGCGAGCGCTATGCTCCTTTCGTACGCGCAGTCTCGGATGAACGCGTAGAGGTCGTCGATGAACCCGAGGCTCTCATCAGACCCATATCGAATCCCATGCAGGATGAGGACGTCGGCCAGCCCCATGGTCCCGAGGCCGACCCTCCTGCACTCCGCCTGCTCGGCGTCTATGCGTGCGTCCATGGGTGGGCTCACGTCGACCACGCGGTCGAGGAACTCGACGGCGTCGCCGACGCACCCTCGCAGGGCCTCCATGTCCATCCCCCCAGATACCTCGTTCCAGAAGGCGGCGAGGTTGACGGCCCCGAGGTTGCAGCACCCGTCCTCTGGCAGCGGCTGCTCCCCGCACGGGTTCGTCCCGACTATCCTGCCGCGATACCACGTGTTCGACGCCCTGTGGCAGCGATCGATGAATACGACGCCCGGGCTCCCTATGGCGTGCGCCGACTCGGCCATGTCCCGCCACATCGTCTCGGCGGGCAGGCAGTCGTACTCGACGACGTCGCCACTCCAGACACTAGTGCTTCCGCACCAGTCTCTGTCATAGTCGATGTGGTCCAGTCTGGGGAAGATGGTGTGCCACATTCCGCCCGACGCCAGCGCGCCCATGAAGGCGTCCGACACGCCGATTGAGAAGTTCGCGCGGAGGAACCTCTGGCGCGTCCTCGCGAACTCGGGCGCGTCGGGATGCCAGTCGTCCAGCATGAACATGAGGGCCGCAGTCCTCGAGCCCCCCTGGCGGATCTGGTTCGAGAGGGCGTCCGCGCCCCGCATCCAGCCGTTCGGGCCGCTCGACTGGCCGTCCACCCCTCGGATATAGGAGCCAGACGGCCTGAGGGCCGACCAGTTGATGCCCACGCCGCCGCCCCTGGCGTTGATCTCGACCATCCTCGTCATCATCTTCATGATCGAGACGCGGCTGTCGCAGCCGTGGCTCCCCGTTAGGTCTCGCAGCCCGATGACGAAGCAGTTATAGAGGGTCGCCGACCTCTTGCCCCCTGCCCCGGCTAGTATGCGCCCACCGGGCACGAAGGCGAACTCCCTCATCCACCCGTGGAACCTATTCGCCTGCTCGACGTCGCGAGCCACCGCCTGGGCCACGCGGGTGAACATGTCGCCGGGGGTCGCCTCGATCGGGCGCCCGTCCGGTCTCTTCAGGGCGTATCGGTCGAAGAAGATCTTGTGACGGTGGGCGTCGTACTCGGAGACCTGATGCATCAGCGATACCCCTTGCCCCACATCATCCGAGCGACGTCGGCGACCATCATCGCCCTGTTCGCCACGTCGGCGGCCTCGTGAACGACGTCGCGCATCATCTCCTCGCGGGCCGGGCCGTTCACGTATCGATGAACGGCCTCTCTAAGCTCGAGGAACTCCTTCTGAACCCCATCGAGGAGGACTCCGAGCCCCTCGTCCCTCCACCCACCCTTCTCGGCGTTGGCCAGCAGCACCTTCTCCATCTCAGAGAAGAACCGCTCGATCGGCTCGTGGTCGAGGGCGTACTCGGGGTATCTCCATCGGACCGGTATGCCCAGTCTCCAGGCGAGCATTATTTCGTCCGCCGTGCTCGCGCCGGTATATCCGTCGACGTTCACGACGTATATCGCGTCGCTCATCTCGATCTTGGCCTTGTGGAGGGCGTCGAACCCGGCCTTCTCCGCGTCGGGCGTGGGTATTCGGTCGGCGTGCGTGAACCCACCCACCGAGAACACCGCCTTGCCCTCCCTCTCGAGCTCGAGGATGGCGGCCTGCGTCTCCCCCTTGAACCTGGTCGACCCGCAGACGGTTATCACTTCTGGCCGCGGCCGCCCGGCCATCAGCGCCACGTCCGGGTCGCGGTCCACGACGGCCCCGTGGCGATCGTCCTCGTCGACCCTGACCATAGAGGCCTCCGGCATCCTGGTCAGGACCTCCAGCCCTATCTGCTCGCAGGACTTGTCGCCGAACTCCCCGAGCGGGAACGCCTCGGCGAGGACCCCGTCCAGCCTGTCCCTGACGTCGTGGAACTCGAACTCGCGGTCCGGGTCGTCCACGCCGATCACGACCCTCACCCTGAACTCGTGGTGGTGGCGCTCCCTGAGGTACGACCTCGTATCGGGCGCGCCGGGCCACCTGTGGAACCCGTCGACCCTGGTAGACACTTGTAGTCTCATCATGGCTTCCTACCTCCCTCCTCGATCAGGCGGAGGAACTCCGCCCTCGTCTTGGGGTCGTCCTTGAACAGTCCCCTCATGGCGCTGGTCACGGTCCTCGACCCCGGCTTGTTCACTCCCCTCATCGTCATGCACGTGTGCTCGGCAGACATGATGACGCCGACGCCCTTGGGCGCGACGTGCCGCATGAACGCGTCGGCGATGTCGCTCGTCATCCTCTCCTGGAGTTGAAGCCTCCTCGAGTAGCACTCGATCAGGCGTGGGATCTTGCTTATCCCGACTATGCGGCCGTCGGGGATGTAGCCGACGTGGGCCGTCCCGATTATCGGCAGCATGTGGTGCTCACACATCGAGAAGAACGGCACGTGCGTGACGGCCACCATCTCGTCAACCCCCGACCTGACGAACGTCAGCGCCAGAATGGCGGCGGGGTCCTGGCGGTACCCACCGTATAGCTCCTTGAATGACCTATGGACGCGGCCCGGGGTGTTCCGCAGGGCCTCGCCGTCGATCTGGTCGAACGAGATCAGGGCGAGGAGCTCGCGCACGATCTCCCTCGTCCTCTCCGAGGTCTTGGCCGTGTCGGTATCAGACGCCACGCCTATTCCCCCACACTAGTCTGTGCACCTGGGGCAGGAACCTGACCCCGTCGTGCAAGTCCTCGTCGGACGCGACGTGCTCGGCGAGCGCCGCCATCCCATATGGGTAGGTGCCCCACTCGCAGTCGTATCCCGGCTGGATGGTCATCGGTAGCTGGGGGAACGCCCGCGAGAGCGACTTGGCCCAGCGGTAGTCGTCCCCGTCGAACACGACGTATTTCAGTTGGACGCTGGCTATCGCCATCGTCGACCTAATCGCCTCCTTGGCGTGCTCGAAGTCGGAGTCCGACGCGATCTTGGGGCAGATGGTGACCAACGCGGCCATCCTGAACCAGTATGGGACAACCGTCCCCTGGGTCTCGACGTGAACCTCTCGCCCCGTGCTCCTGAGCACGTCCACGAGGCCCCCGCAGTCGTGAATGGCGGGGTTGCCCCCGGTCAGGACGACTAGCTTGCAGTAGGACCTCTCGTTCACAGCGAGGACGATCTCGGCCACGGTCATCCTGTGGCCTCCGCCCCTCGCGTACTTGGTGTCGCACCAGGAGCAGGACGAGTCGCACCCCACGGTGCGGATGAAGACGGCCCTCCTCCCGACGTGGATGCCCTCGCCCTGGATCGTCGGCCCGAAGATCTCTGATATCGGTATCGTCGAGTCCATCAGGGCGCCTCCGCGTAGGAGTCGGGCGTCTCGTAGAGCCGGACCGACGCCAGCCTCACGTCCCTCGGGAGCGCCTCCGCGAGGATGCTCACGAACTTGACGGCGAGGTTCTCGGCCGTGGGAAGGAACTCGAAGACGTTGTTCAGCGTCTCGTGGTCCACCCTCGAGATGAGATATCGGTGGACCAGGTTCGACAAGTCCCCGAAGTCCATAACCATCCCAGTCTCGGGGTCTGGCATGCCGTCGATCTCCACGATCACCCTATAGGTGTGGCCGTGCATGTTTTTGCACTTCCCCGGGTGGTTCGGGAGGAAGTGGGCCGCGTCGAAGGTGAACTCCCTGCCTATCCTCACGGGCGCCGCCCCCTCGTCTCGAACGCCACCACGGCCTCGGGCCGCACCCGCCACTGTCGCTTGATCTTGAAGCCAACAAGCTCCCCGGCGCGCAGGAGGGCATGCACAGTATGAACACTGACGCCCAGCTCCACGGCCACTTCCTTGGCGATCATCGCCCTCTCTCGCTTCTCGTTCATGGTAGTTCTCCTAAATCCAGTCGACGGCCCGCGGCGAGCTCCTCTCGCACAACTCGAGCCTATCCCTCGCCCTCGTCATGCCCACGTAAAACAACCTGATGATGCGGTCCCGATGCGCCGAGGACGCGTATTCGGCGTACCCGGCGGGTGACAGGTCAGGAAAGAGAGCGACAGTGTCGGCCTCACCGCCCTTGACCGAATGGATCGTCCCAACGATGACCCAAGGCTCCACCCCGACCCCGTGGGCGCGGGCGACCCTGATGGAATAAGGCCAGTCTCCGGTCGCGCCGGTCATGCGCATCTTCTCAAAGATGGCGATGTCCTGCGAGATCGCGAGGTCCTCGGCGTCGTCCGACACGAACTCGCCGACGAGGCCTCCCGGCAGCGGGTGGCCACCCGCCTCGCGACATGACTCGAGGAACGCGCCCTTGCCGCCACGGTAGAACGCCTTTCCCTCGGAGAGCGCGGACGCCCACCTGAGCGCCTCGTTGCCCGTCCAGTCCCTATCCCCGACCACCAGGCTCCTCATGGTCTGGAGGGGCCTCTCGAGCGGGTTCCAGTGCGCGTCGGCCCTCCGATATGGGTTGTGGAACGGAATAGCCTCCGCCTTGAGCGCGTGGAGCACGTCGTTTAGCATGTAGGAGCACGACGCGAGCACCATGGCCCTCCTGTCGGGGTCGCGCCACGAGTCGGGGACGCCCCCCGACCGCGCGTCGAGCAGGCTGAAGCCCGAGTAATCGAGCTCCCCGTCGGCATCCCTCGGGGTGTACTCCTTCTCCTTGCGGTACGAGACGGCGCTTATCCACGCCGACGCCACGCCGTGGACTGCCCTCGGCACTCTGTATGACTGCGAGAGGACCATCTCGTGCTCCTCGGGGATCGCCGGCTCGAGGAACCTCCTCGGGACCGCGCCGCTCCACTCGTAGAGGTTCTGGTCGTCGTCGCCCACCAGGTATCGGCGGCGGACGTCCCACGACCTCACGACCGCCAGCTGGAGCGGGGTGTGGTCCTGCGCCTCGTCGACGAACAGGATCTGCTGCGGCGGGAGCGCGTGGGTGCCGTTGCACGCCTCGAGCCACCCGGTGAAGTCGAGGAGCCCCTCGGCCTTGCACCAGTCTGACCAGACGGCGTACCACATCGCCACCCTCGGCTCCCACTCCCTCGGGGACACCATCTGCTGCCTCAGGATCTGGGCGTGCTCGTAGAGGGTCAGCCCACCGCCCGAGAGCAGGACCTCGTCGGAGGTGTCGTCGTCGGACGACCCGCGGACAAGTCCCTTGGGCATGCACTCGTCGGTGGCGAAGGACGGGTGGGCCTTGGCGAAGGACTTCGCCTCCGCCTCCGCCGGCTTGCCGGCCATCAGCGCCCTCTTGCACCTCGCGTGCAGGGTGGTAATATTCTCGCTCGGTATCGATAGGTCACGGCCCGCCACCTCTCTGATGGCCGCCCTGGTCAGCGAGCATATCGAGACCTGGTCGGCCCCAAACTCGTCGGCGAGCTCCTCGGCCCTGTGGGCGATCCACGTCGTCTTGCCCGTCCCCGGCGGGCCGTACACTCTACGCTCCTCTGCCTCGATCATCTCTTCCTCAGCGCCGTGATTATCTCACGATCGAATACCATCGCGGGCGCGCCGCTCGCGAGCAGTCTCGCCTCTCTTCGCCTCTGCCACCTCATCGCCAGCAACTCGAGGAGGAGGTAACACCCTATGATGACCTCGCCTATGAATATGCCGACGACGATGGCTAGTACCTCGCTCACTTCGTCACCTCCGACTCCTTGACGCCCCACATGGGCCTGAACGACCCGTCGGACGCCTCGAGCTTCCTCGGCTCGATGCCGAGGCTGCGCAGCCTCTGGGCCATCTGAGTCGTGTTCTGGATGCGGACGCCCCACCGGGCGCTGCTCCTCTGAGCGATGTCGAGTATGGCGACCCAGACGCGCCCGTCCATCCTGAACGGCCCGCTCATCGGGACCGGCTCCTTTTCGACGTGGGGTATCATCCTCTGATTAGCCACGTAGTCGCGGACCAGCGACTTCAGCTCCCCGACCCACGTCGCCTCGAGCCCGGCGTCCTCGTCGACCGACGCCCGCAGGATCGCCTGCGCCAGCGCCTCGTGGGACGGGCTCGTCTTGGCCGACCTCTTCGGGACGATCACCTTGGTGGCGTCGGCGACCGCCGCCTGGAACGCCACGGGGGACAACAGCTGGGCGGTCGTGACCGTGCACGTCCCCTGTGGGAACTCGAGGATGACCTTCGGCTCGTCGCCGGTTATGCGGCGGACGGCCGTCACCTCGGCCCCGAGGGCGCCCGATATCCACTCCAGCCCCCTGTCCTGACTGCCGGTCTTCTGCACCGACTTGATAACCTGGCGGATCTCCCCGTCGGGCAGCGGCGGGCTGTTCCTCTGATTCCACGCGCCGAGGAGCATCTCCGCCTCGTCGGGGACTAGTCCCATGGCGAGGTAGCGCCCGGCCAGTCTCGTGGCGGACGAGTTCCGCTCGCCCTCGGGGGTGCCCCCGAGGATCTCCTCGAACCAACTGGTGCTGACGCGTATCTTCACCCCCTCGGCGGGGCGCTCCCCGAGGAGCGCGGGCGCGTCGAGATCGGCTATCTCGACCTCGCCCAGGCCTCGGCCCTCGATCCACTCGTACCTCGCCCCCGACCTGTGCACAGAGGGCGGCGTCACGACGAACCCACCCTGGGCGCGGACGTCCACCTTGGACAGGACGCCCGCGGTGGTCTTGACCTCCGCGCCCTCGGGGTATCGGTAGTAGAGGTGGATGCCTCCCCCGCCCGTGCGGACGGCCGGGGTGATGGGTAGCGACTCGATGGGGCGGCCCGCCCTCCTGAGGGACTCGAGCCCCTCCTCGCCGTCTATGTCTACGACCAGCACGCCCGATATGGGTCCGGTGACGATGCCCACGTTGCTCTTCGGTGCGCCGGGCCCGAGGGCCTTCCGGAGGTCGTCGGGAGTCAGTCGGGACGTCTGGCTCGCTCGCCACTCGCCCCGTGGATGTTTCCCCGGCGACCTGCACCTGACGCTCCCACAGGAGCACCTACCATTGGCGCCGACGGAGTGTACCGGGACTACTGAGAGCCCCAGCCCCTCGTATCTCAGCGCCTCCTCGAGCATCGGGAGGCACCCTAGAACGGCATGCCGCCCTTAGTCTTGGCTCCCGTCGTCTTGGCGCCGGCCTTGCCGGCCTGCACGACGGCCCCGCCCGCCTTCTTCGCGGCAGGAAGGACCATGTTGATGCGATTGACCTCCATGTCCTCGTCGGTGTTGCGGTTCTTGATCGTCTTGGTGACGACGACGAGCACGGCGGACTTGCCGACGAGCTTGTCGGTGTCCATGTCGACCTCGCCCGACACGCCGAAGGCCTCGAGGTGGCTCTTGAGCCCGAAGAGGGCGTGCTCCTGGAGGGACGTGAACGACCTGAGCTCGGCCCCCTGGTGGTCGCCGGCCGAGATCTCCCACGTCCACTCGAGCATGGGATTATCCGTGGACGATTGCTTCTCTGTGCAGTCAGTTAGTCGCGCCTCGTAGCGCCCGGCCGGTATGACGGCGCGGGCGGACCCGATCTCGTCGAGATTTACGTTCAGTCGAACCATAGTTCTCAGTCTCCAATGATGTCTCTGGCCGCTATAATCCCAGACGTCGCCGCGGCCACGAGCGAGTCGAGGTATCCAGATGCGTTCCCAATCACGTAGAGGCCCGGCACGTCCACGCTCTCCCATCCGGGGGTCAGCGACACTCTCGGCGAGTAGTACTTGACCTCCGGGGCGTAGACGACCGAGAAATCTCCGATCACCCCGGGGACGAGCCTGTCGAGGGTCAGGATGTAGTCCCTGAAGTCCCTCGCCAGCCCGTCGATCCCGTCGAGGCACTGGCCGATGTCGACGCCATGCCTCGCCTGCCTATTCGTGATGAAGTAGTTGTACGAGAGGTCCCACGCCTCCGTCGGCCTCCCGCACAAGAAGTCCTCAACGGACTGGACGACGGAGTGCCCGCCGGCCGCGCCGTTGACCGCTCGAGCGAGGCCCACGACTATCTCCTGCGGGTCCGCTGTCATCGCCGTCGTCACCTTCGCCATGATCGCGAAGTTGGATGACTCCGTCTTCATAGACTCATCGAGGAAGGAGTGCCCGTTCACGTTGCGTACTCCGAGGCTGGCGTGCCTCTCGTTGAGCACATAGCCCCTGTTGTTGCAGCAGAACGAGCGCAGCCTACCGCGCTCCATCTTCCAGTCGTAAAACGCGCCGAACAGGGGCGCGAGCACGGCCGCTGGGGCCTCGAGGCGGATGGCGAGGCCGGCCGGCCCGGGCCTGAACTGGCAGCCGTGCATGACGAGTTGTTCGTGGAGCCACGGAGCCCCGTCGAGCCCGGTGGCGGCGACCACGGCGTAGAGGGCCTCGATGGACCGATTCTCCGTGACTACCACCCTCGCCCTGCGGTCCTCTCGGGAGTTGCTGAGAATACCTCGGACCTCCTCCGCGTCGACGAACTCCACGCCCCTCTCCCAGAGGTCGCCCCTCATGTTCGCGGCCCACCGCCTGATGCCGTCCGAACCGAGGTGGCGGAGCGGGTAGCTCGAGAAGGTGAACCCCAGCCGGCTGAACTCGGGGTGGAGCATTGCCTGCTGGCCGTCGAAGACGACGCTCTCGCCCCCGGCGTAGGCGGCCACGGAGGAGTCGACCTCGCGCATGATGGACACGTCCTCGGGTCTGAAGAGGTCCTCGCCCTGCGTGCCGCGGCCCACGCTGATGGTATTCTTGCCGTCGGAGAGGCCACCGGCCCCGCCCGTCCCGCAGAGGATCGCGCACGGCTCGCACGCGCACTCCCTCGTCTTCGGGCACTCGCGGCCCTTGATGCCGCAGCCCTTCTCGACGATCACGACGCCGATATCGGGCTCGAGCCTCTTGAGCTCTCGCGCGCAGTACATCCCCGCCGGGCCCGCGCCGACGATGGCCACGTCAGTTCGCACGGCAGAAGCCCTCCACGATGTCGCACATGGTGGGATCCCAGAGGTAGAGCCCGAGCTTGCCCGACCTGTCCTTGCCCATGTGACGGACGTCGATGTCGTTGATGTAGTCGTCGAGCAGGAGGTGGCGGCGGACCTCCTGGACCTCCTCGCCGTCCCTCTCGACCGTCACCAGCTGGCGCGACAGGCGGGCCAGCACGTCGACGAAGGCGCCGCACTCGTTCCCGAGGGTGCCCGACAGCTGCGGGCAGATGACCTTCCTCTTCTCGTCGTACTTCTCAAGCATAATCATTACGACGTGGACGCGCCTGCTCTCATCGGGCAGATACGCGAGGTCGCGGAAGGCTCGGATGAGCTTGCGCAGCTGGTCGCCGGTCCTCATCCAGTCCTGCCGCGTCGGGACCAGCGTCGCCCCGAGGTCGTTGTAGTGGTCTGCGCCGTCCTTGATCTCCCCGAGGATGGTGCCCATGCTGAACTTGCGCTGCACCTCTGTCAGGGAGTCGATGATCACCGACTTATAGTGCGTGTTGTCGTGGAGCAGGAACTCGTAGATCTTCTGAATATCCGCCCACGACCTCGGCCGCACCACGTCGATCTCCCTGCCGGCGAGCGTGGACACGCCGGAGTCGATGTCGATCAACAGGGCCGGGCTCGTCGCCTCGCAGTCCTGCGCCGTACCCGCTAGCCACGTCTTGCCGGCGCCGGAGTCGCCATAGATAATGATATTCAGATGCCTACTTCCCTGAGGCCTCTCGACGAGGAATGGCGTCTCGGGCCTCTCTGCTGTGATCCCCTTCTTCTTCATAATACCTCCTTGGACTCGATATACACGATCTGATTGCAGTTCCGGCAGAGAACCCGATAGCCGGACGGGCATCCTCTCGACTTGAGCCACGGGTAGAGATCCTCTCTATTGATCTCTCTACGATGCGCGCGCCCTCCGCCGCCGATGTGGTCTATGTCGAGCGCCCTCGTATCGGAGAACCCGCACAGGGCGCAGGCGGGCCGCCCGCCCGAGTAGTGAGAAAGGACATCGAGCCTTACTCCTGCTCGCCACCGCCTGCTCATGGCATTCACGCGCTCAGGATGAGCCAACCTCCACCTCTTTTGCCGCTCCGCTTCAGCCATTCCTCTCCTCCCTGCCCGAGAACCCCTCGTCGAGCAGGAACTGATAGTCCTCTCCCCTCTGCCACGCCACGCACACCTCTCTGAACTCGCACGACCCGCATCGCACCGGGCTCGGGGAGGGGTAGATCTTGACGTCTGCGCTGTACAGCTCCTCGCACACCCAGTACGCCCGATACAGCATGACGGCGATCTGATTCTCGTTGCGATAGATCTTCTCCCTCACGAAGAGCGGGCCCTTGACGCGCGGCCCGGGGGCCTGCTTCCTCAGGCCGTTGTAGAGGACTCCGATGACGGGGTCGTCCATCCCGAGGGAGGCGACGAGGTCGCGGCCCAGCCACACCTGGGCGGTGAACTGGTGGTTCAGGTCGTGGAACGCCGGGTTCGATCGACTGAAAGTCTTGTGCTCGAGGGAGAACAGCTTGCCCGTCACGACGTCCCTGACGACGCCGTCGAGGCGGGCCCTGATCGTGTATCTCGACGGCTCCTCCGTCCCGGGTATCGGGACGCGCCCCTCGAGGGTGTGCTCGGTGGCGATCACCTCGAGGGACTTGTCGGCCTCTGCCCACTGCTCGACGTAGCCCTCGAGCATGGTCGTTCCGAGGCCCTCCACCTCGGCCATGGCGTTGAGGTCATCCTCCCACTCGGGCGCGAGCTCGGCCCTCCTCTTCTTGCACCACTGCGTGAACACGCCGACCGGGTCGCGGCCCTCGGCGTAGAGGGCCTCGAGCGCGGCGTGGACTCCCGTCCCGAGGTCCAGTGACGCCGTCACCCTCTTGGCCCTGTAGCCCAGTCGGTAGCCGAGGTGCCACGCCATTCTGCACGTCGACGCCTCGAGCTGGCTTGGGCTAACACCAACGAAGTCTGGGTTTCTCATTGCACCACTCCCCTTGGCTTCCCGTCCGTATATACCCGGCGAGTCCAATGAGCCGGGACGCCCAGAAGAGTTACGGCAATGAGTCGGGCGCCCCAGTAGGCGGGGGGGCCGTGCAGTGTGGCCTTCCCCACCACGAGTGCTGATGCGGCAGCCTCGCCCATATACCCTCCCCCTCTTCCCAATCACTTCGAGACCTCCGAGACTGGGCGAGCGACGCCCCCCCTGCTGATGATCTCGGTGATCGTGACGGGCCTCTTCTCCGCGACGATGTCCCTGACGTGGTCCTCGATCGTGCCGACCGAGTGGAGATAGGTGATCTGTGTCCTATCGCTCCTCTGGCCCGGGCGGAGGATGCGGCGCATGGCGTGCTCGTTGCCGGCCGGGTGCCACGCGAGGTCGAGGAAGACGGCGCGGTCGGCCTCCTCGAGGTTAAGGCCCTCCCCACCCGTGCCGTGGGTCACGACGAGGACCTGCGCGTCGCCCCTCTTGAACGCCCCGATCACACCCATCCTCTGCACGTCCGTGAGGTCGCCCGTCAGCCAGATCGCCGATATGCCGTTGTCCCTCAGCCTCTGGACCGCCCGCCGAGCGAGGTCGGCGTAGGCGGTGAACATCACCATCTGACCCTTCCTCTCCCAGACTAGGTCTGGCAGCGCGTCGAGCTTCGACGGCCCGTCGTAGTGCTCAAACAGAAGGCCCGGGTCGAGGGCGAGCTGCCGCAGCCTCGTGACCTGGGCTAGCACGTCTAGGACCTCGACCGTGCAGCCGCCGTGCGAGCAGACTCCAGTCTTATCCATCGCCGTGTACAGCGCCTTCTGCTCGCCGATCAGTCGATACTCCATCGTCCTCGACTCCGATGGGTTGAGGCCGAGGAGCCCGTGTCGCCTGAGAACGTACGGTTTCAGGATGCGGTCGAGCGCCTCGCCCTCGCCGTCGGCCACCCCCCCTATCTTCAGCCCATATCCGTCGTCGAGCACGTCACAGAAGCGAAACACGAAGCCCCAGAAGGAGCCGAACCTCTTGGGGTCACACATCGCGAGCAGCGGCCAGAGGTCGGGGACGTTGTTCACCGTCGGGCTAGCCGTGAGTAGGAATAGAAACTCCGCCTTGCGGGCGATGCGCCTGACGGACTCGGACACGCCCGTCTTGCGGTTGCGGGCCTTGTGAACCTCGTCCATAATGACGAGCGGAGAGTAGATCCTCTGCTCCTCGAGCTCGGCCCGTGCGTAGTTGGTCACAAGGAACCCGCCGCGCTCGTGCCACTCGCGCGTGGTGGCGTCGCGCCCACTCTTGCCCTGCGGCAGGTCGCATACGAAGGAACCCGGAGCCCACTGCTGGATGTGCCCCACCCAGCTCCCCATGACCGAGCCCGGGCAGATCACCAGCGCCCTCTCCGGCGCGGCCTCGGTCGCGGCGACGATCGCCATCACCGTCTTGCCGAGGCCCTGTTCGTCCGCGAGGACGCCCCGTCCGACCTCGAGCAGCCAGCGAACGCCCACCCTCTGATATGGGTAGAGGCGCGGGTCGCCCTCGCAGTCGTCCATCTCCGCGATCGCCAGCAGGGGCTCCTGGGCGGCCCTGACCGACTCGAGCTCGTCGGATAAGTCCTCGAAGATCTCGAGCCCATGGTCGGCCGCGAGTAGCCGCCTTACGATGTCCCCGCAGACGGGGAACGAGTACCGCCCGCCCTCCGCCTCGTATGGCCTCAGCTCCCGTGGGACTAGTCCCGACCTCAGCGTCATCCTGTAGCGCTTACGGTCGAGCAGGAGCATTCTTCGCCGCCTTCTTGAGGTAGTACGAGACGTGCGCCGCGGCCGCCTTGACGTGGCGGCTCCTGTGCAGGCCCTTCTGGGCCTCGAGGGTGAACCTCAGAATCGACGGCGACTGTATGATCAGGGGGATGCCGTTGCACTGGCAGACGTATTCCACCACCCCAATGGTCCGAATCGACGGGTGATAGTCCGACGGCTGCCCGCGCCGCACCCTGAAGTCTTCGATCACCACTACGTCGGCGCGGAAGTCGAGGATGAACTTCACCACGCCGTCGTAGCTCCTCGCCTCGGCGCCCTCGACGAATCGCCCGTCCTCGAAGGCGCACATGCC